CCAAAGCCGCCGCCGCCGCGTCACCATTCTCAAGTCCAACACATGGAATCAAATCAATGTCGTCGGTCATAGCTGCTGACTTTTGAGTATTATTATCAATAGTCGCCTGGGTTGTGCCAGTAACTGAAGTTGTTCCATCAAATGTGGTTGTAGCAGTAGTAGCTAAACCATATGGTCTTCCATTTACAAAGATTGACATTTTTCTATCGCTATCAAATTTAATTTTCAAGTGATAGTTTGTGCTTGCCGCCACTGTGATACCTGTATTAGTCAGATAATCAGCACCAGCTATAGAATAAATGAAATACAACGGTGTATAAGTTGATAACACCTGTCCAACAGTTTCATCAGTAGCGAAATAGAAATAGGCCTGATTCGCATCCGTTTGAGGAAGCTGGTCACTAGTCAATTTCAATCCTGCCCATATTTTCTGGTTGTCAATTGCAGCACTTGTTCTAATTCCACATTCCCAGTGAACTTGATTTTCAGTACCCCAATTTACACCAGACCAGGCTGATTGCTCCATCTTGGTTCCGGCAGTATCCAAAGTTGGAACAAGAATTCCCTGATCCGCATCTGCTGTCGCAGTTGTCATTGTAATACCTGCAACTGTAGTAGAGAAAGTACATAATGCTGAAGTCATATTCGTTCCTAATACTTCAAAATCTTTACTTCCTGCTCTTGCTACTTCTACTGTAGACGCTGCGTCTAGGTCAGCATTTAGAATTGGTCGTTGTTTAAAATACTCCTCTAAGTAGTATCGTCTTGTGTCTTTGATCCCTAGATCATGAACAGTTCTATCTGCATCCACACCTGTAGAATCAGTTATGTTGTAGATTTTAAAACCCTCTTTTGATCTAACGGGACCAGTAAAGCTTGTTTTAGCCATTTTAATTCCTCGTAGTTAAATCATACCGTCGCTTCTACGATCGTCTGCTAGGACAGTCGGCACAATTGGTTATTCCTAGTTGTGCTATGGGGCGGACAAGCCGCCCCATAAGTATTAATTAAGCTCCTGGTGAGCCAAATATTCCGCGCCAGTCAGACCAGCCGAAGCTGTATCTTTCTCTTGCTTTATATTTAACGTTTCCAGTTTCGAAGTCACCTTCCATTTTAGTGGAAACAGGTGTTCTTTGGAAATGCTTTAATCCGTTAGGAGCATCGGTTTTAATGAACCACGCGTCAGTATCAGTTAAGAAATTATTAACTACATATCCTTGCGGGACCATTCCCATACTCTTTACAGCATTAAGATCATTATCAGCAGTAGCTGGTCGCAATTGCGACTTTAACAGTCTCTCAGCAACAAATTGAAGATTAACTGGAATAATCATTTTCATGCCGTTAAGAGAGATTTTTAATCCTCTATCATCGGTCATTCCAGCAATATCAATTAAAGCTTGCTCGAGAGAAGTCTCGTTAAGATCCGCAGCAGTTGTTAGCTCGTTTTTAACGTTTCCGCCAGTGGTAACGTGGGCTGTAGAGAGAAGCTCTAAGCCGTCGCCCCCTGTATAAGAACTGTTAAATCCTCTATTGAGAACATTAGCAGATTTTACTTGCTTAGTGTTCATCATAGAACGTGCCAGTGCTTTAGTATAACGAGAACTGATTTTGTCGTAAAGGTTGTCCTCTACAGCTTCCTCAGTAATTGCAAAAGCAAGTGCTATAGTTTCGTGAGTATAGCGAGCAGTAAAAGCTTCAGTCGCATCGTCGAAATCAACTGATGTTCCTTCTGGTTTTACTGAAGCTGTACCGAAACCGGATAGCATTACTTCTTCTTCGAAAGCACGATCAGAATTTTCAGTGTCGAAAATTTCTGTGTGCTGATTGTCGTAGCGGTCGTACTCCAAACCAAACAGCGCGTTAAGGCCGGGCTCGAGTTCTTTGACCAGTTGTGATCTAGATATAGCCATTTAAGCCTCCCTACGCTAGTGTTGCAGCTTGCAAGAAGAAATGCAAGTCTTGTGAAGGTACAACGTATGCGTTAACATTTGCTGTACTTGTATCACTGTTTGAAGGATCCTTAGATATCCCAATCTGTTTCCATGTACCTGTTGTAGCAAGAGTAGAAGTACCAATTTCCTGTGTTGATCTACCAGTTTTAGTGCTTCCACTTACTCCTGCTAAATCAAATCCACCGAAATTCATTGCTTCAGTTCCTGTTCCATCATGTTGTCCTTCAAAGACAATATATGGGTCATCAAAAACATAGGCTTCAATATCCGAAGCATTTACGTCTGCTGGATAGTATTTTGCCCAAGTTGGTTTACCTGTAGTTGGATCCGTATATTGACAACCATTAAAGATACCTAGAAAAATTGCAGCCGCTGCCACAGTTTCTATAGTACCTGCTGTTACACGCGTTACCATTTGACCTTGGTAAAGTGCGGTATCATAGTTGGTTGTAATTCTATACGTGTTATTACGAATTTCGCCACCAGTGAGATGCCTTACGGGTCTAAACCCAAAAGCTGCGTCTTGGTTAGCCATCGTTTTATCCTTTTTTTAAAGGTTAAGTTTTTAATTCGATGGATAAAAGAGCTAGAAAATTAGGTCTTTCGGTTACCACCGAAGCTTACACGACTTTGCCTCTCAGGTTTACTGATTGGCATACTGGGATGTTGATCCTTCAATAGATCGTTTTCTATTGCGTCATCTCTATCTTGCGTTTTTTGCGCAAAATAATCTATACGTTCTTGCACGATTTCTTCCGGAATCTTTGCCAGTAATAATCCCCCAACTCCAATAACGCCTTTATATTTACCTTCCTGTATAGTTGGATATTCCGCTTCATGGGCATCGCCTCTTACGAGTTCGAAGCCTTCCCTTAGTCTAGCCGATAAATTTTTATTATCTTCTTGACCCAGAGTTTCCGCTCTTATCCATCTGTGTTTAAACCCATCGGGTGCAGGTGGCGCGTCTAGAGATGACGGTGGTGCCCATGGTTTCCTTCGAGTCGTTTTGTCTCGGGATTGGACAGCGCGTGGAGTCTTATTTGTAACTTTTAATTCATTATCCATATGCCTACTCCTTCACGTATTTCGCATATTCTTCAAGTGGCACACCTAATTTTTTAGCAATCGCTACTTGTGACGGTGTGAGCCTCACGGTCTTGCGTCCAGTTCCTGAGGTTCTTGAGGCGGATGCAACTGTCTGAACGGGTCTGCTGCCTGCCTTTTCTCCCCCATTAAATTTATGGGGAAATTCCTCGCGAATGCGTTTGTTAATTTCCTCGTAGTATTCCTCGCTTGTAGGGTTGAATCCATCTTCCTCCACAAGCCGCTTGTGAATACCGAACGAGGCGTATGTCATCGCTTCGTCTTTGCCAAACCACTCGTTTTTTTCGGCCCAGGCTTCCGCCTTGGGATCCGGTTTCGGTGCTGGTTGTCTACTTTGTACAGGTTGCTCACCTATTTGTCCAGCGTTTTTTAATGATTCCTCATATTTTTTTCGCTGTTCCTCGGTGGCTTTTATTCGTTCCTCCTCAATGGCCAGCCTTGCCAGAGCCTGGTTTGCGGAAACCTGGGCATCCACATCACCTTTTGTCATGGCATCCTTGAGCTGAATCTTGGCTGATTCCAGTTGGGATTTTACGCGTCCCGTAAATTCACTGACATAGCCATCATCCAGTTTGTCAAATTTTGACTGCAAGTTGTCCCGCTCGCCCTTGACTTGCTGGGCATAGCTGATGGCTTCCGTTTCTCTTCTTTCCGACTCGCGAATTTTATATGTCAATCGGTCAATACGCTTCTTGACGCCATCACTATATTCCTCGCGCTCGTCTTTTTCTTCCTTAACTTCTACAACAGGGTCTTCTTTTTTCGTTTCAACCTCTTTTGTATCAGCCTTGGAATCATTTATTTCAACATCAACGGCGTTTCCGGTTGTATCCAGATCGACCATTGGAGTTGATGCTTCTTTTAGTGCTTCTTGTACTTCGGGCATGGTTTCCTCTCCGTGTTAAACGGTTAATGCGTGCAAAATATCTTCCGGATCCTCAATGGTCCCCAATATTTCGTCATCGTTTAGTACGCGTATTTCTCCCCCATCAATATAGATGCGGGAACCAGCGTAACGTGCAAATAAAACCCAATCTTTTTTCTTGCACCATGGTCCGTTGGGAAACTTATCTTTATCATTATAAGCATCTGGTCCCATGTCTAGAACTAACCCACAGTTAGTTGCAATTTGAGATTCGGTTACTGTTTTATCAGATAGAATAATTCCACCTTTTGTTTTTTCTTTAGCTTTATAAGGTAGAACAAGAATTCGCCAACCAGTTGGTTTTGGCAGACTCATTTCTTCTAATGGTTTTTTTTTAACTTTCTTTTCTTTTTCTGCTTGCTTGATGCGCCGCTCAGCGACGTGTTTCGGTAAAATTAGAGTGTTCATCTTGCTCCTGTTTTTTTAGCAGGTCCGAGAGTTCCTGTTCAATGTAATTTAACGTTTCAAGCTGTCCCAGATGATTTTGATAATCATTCCAGTCTTTCACTTGGTTGCTTGTTATTATCTCATTTATCTGGGTCTGTCTACCCCTAATTATTTTAAATATTCTTTCTGCCAGTCTTATTATATCCATTTAATCTCTATTTACTATTTTAACGCTCGCTTGTTTGCTGCCTCCCACATAAAGGCCAAACCATGCCGCTCCCGCACCTACAACAACAGACACAAAAGCTGACTGTGCATTCGTAGGTTCTGGCAATTGCATAAACCATTCCGTTGTACGCCAAAA